ATACTTATAGTGTATCTCATCAATTTCCTCAATGGATAATAGACGAGACAAGAACAAATTCAGAAGCTAAGATAATAGATTTTGTACAAGAACTTTATAACTTTTTGTTTTCTTCAAGTGGATTAAATTTAACTCCAAATTACGAAAACATTCAGGACATCTATCTTACTGATATCAATTATCTAAAAGAATATTATAAATCACTATTTTCAGATTTTGATTTTAATGATTTTGATGATACCCAGGCATTAAGAGATTTCTTAATATCAAATAAAACAAGATTCGTAGGATCAAAAGGAACTGAAGATTCTTACAAGTATTTTATAAAAACTTTTTTCAATGCAGAATTAGATGATTATTCTTTAAATTATGGCAATGATACAATGACATTAAATGGTGGATCATTGAATGAAACTTATCTAACTAATGGAATTGATAAACAAGAAAGATCAATTCTTCTACAACTTGATATCCCGGAAAAATATGAGGATGATCTAAAATCTTTACTAAAGCCAATGGGTTTTTATTTCAATCTAGTTAGATCCGAAAAAACAGTTATATCTACTACGATAACTGCCTCTGAAAAATTATCTCCATACTCCATCGTTTTAAGTTAATAAATACTGATATGAGAAACGATTCTGCGTCCAGATATTCATCATCAATAAGTAGGTTTCTATCCAATGCCATCACGGACGATCTATACGTCGGCCTTGGAGTCGATGGTGTTGGGTATGCTAGTAAGGACACCAGACTCGCTCAAAGGGCTGCTAATGTCTCCAGCTTCGTTAAAAGAGTAGGTATCAGCGATATCTTTGCTGCATTTGAAAAAAATGATTGGGCTGAAGGTAAGAGTTTTAAAGTTTATGATCCAACTGATCCAGATATAAAATCAAGCACATGTTATAATTCAACTAGTGGTGAATTGTTCATTTGCATTGAAAATAATACAAATAATCTATTTACTGATAGAAATTCAAACAACCCATCAAAGTTTGCGCCTTATGGTTCAAATGGCACAATTATTGAATTGGATGATGGTTATAAATGGCTTAAAGTAAATTATAACGATACTCCTATTTCTGCAAATTATGTAAAAATAGTTGGTATAGAAGCCCTATCAAATTTTAAAGGCATAACCGCAGATAATCAGTTGCCAGTAGATGCAGTAACTACCATCTATGGTTCTTCTGGATTAACCTATGGCACATGCTGCTTATACTATAAGCAAGATTTTGTCGAACCCATGACAGGGAAGACTTATGCCAAAGGCGACATCTATGGTGCTTTTAAGGTTGCAAATGCCTGGGCTTGCGAACATCTAGGAGCATTGACGGATTTACACCCAGTATTCAAGAATTCTTTAACTACAACCGAACTTGGGGGTTTCTTCAATATAGCATCCACAAGCGGATGTACTCCATGCGGAGCTACTTATGCCGATGTAACTCCAAAACTTAGCTATTCTTCTGGTGGTTCTGCTGGATATTCTTCAACTAACATTTATAAGAAAAATTATGATATTCTTACCAGCTTAAATTCTGGATGTATTTTAAATGCAGTTTTGAATATCGATTCTTCTATTTCGTATTATGTTAGTGCCGAAAGACCAGAATTGACACTTGTTACTGATGGTAATATAGGGTCCTGCAAGGCATACTTGACAACAACTTATATTGGTAGTAACAAGGGATGGAAGGTTACTGGAGTAGAGCTGGAAGGACAGCTAAGCAGCAGCGATATAACATATGTTGAAGCAATCAATCTTACAAGCGCAACCGGATCTGCTTCTTCTGGAGATTTCTCCGTATGTTTAGCTAGTTTACAATTTAATTTAGCCCCAATAACATCCACAAAAGAAAATTATTTATCTGTATACGATTTATTACGAACGGAAAGCATCGCAGTCAACGCAACCATAACAACTGCAAAGATCCAGACAACTATACCTAGTGCTGGTTCAACATATAATTTTGACTCAGCTTTCCTCTTATCAGGGGTCAAGAATTCTAGTGGATATAGAATTGCTCCCAAGATTTTTAGAGATTCAAAGGATACAACTAAATCTAGCTCCACGATTTCAATATCAATATCTTCTGGTTCATCTTCAGATCTTACTCAAGATTCTTTGGTATTCGTAACAAATCCTTCTTCAATAAGTGATAATTATTATGCAAATAAGGCTTTGTTCGATAAAGATATCGGAACTGGTGACACCGCATTTGTGAATGGAAAGGCCGCGTCTAGTTATTCTGTGGCATTTAAAAACTTTACTGGATCTACTGGAACTGCTGAAATTTCTTATTTTGAATCTTATGGAATTACTTCTGGAACCACTTTGCATTTTGAAAACACAAATACAAATAGTGGAACCTTTAATATAACGGGAATAACTTCTGCGGCAATAAATATTCAAGATTGTGATGTTTTATTTGCAACAGATACGACATTCAATCAAGATAAGTCAAATCTAACATTAATATTCACTATCTAAAATGAGCAACTACCCCTTCGAAAATCAATTTCCTTTGACAGATTACCCATACTCCAGTCGAGAATGGAGTAATAGTGTTGATTCGGATCCGACAAAAAATTATAAGATGATTGGTTTTAAGCCAGGTGCTAAACTACAAGCATCCGAGTTAAACGAATTGCAAGAAATATTCTATGTTCAACAAACTTTGAGCATGAATATGATTCATTATTGGTTAGAAGAAGTAAACAACAAGTCTATGACAAGCGGTCCTGCATGGGAAGGTGCTACACCATTATTCCCGTTCACAAATTCCTCTGGATCGACTATGATTGGTTTTACTTATTCTTTAACTCCTCCATACGGAATTACCATTAATATGAATGAGGGTTGGTATCTCATAAAAGAAATATCTGGAATAAAGAGCTGGGCATATCTTAACAATTCTTTAACCAAAAATTATGGGTTTACGCCTGGATATTATTATTATGCGGGTTTATCTTATTCCACCGAAATAGTTGATTGTGCGGATGATACTACATTAACTGACAATTCTTCTGGACTATGGAACGAGAGTGTTTGTGGGGCTGATAGATATCAAATAAATATAAACTCTATTGAGGTTTCTCCTGAAATTGGATTTAATGATAATTTTTTTAATAAAATTTTAAAATTTGGTAGTAATGGAGCTACATTTAATGTATACTACATTAACGGAATAACTTTATAATATGGAATAATAATATGGAATATCCAAAATTTAATGCAAACGTAAATAAAGATCCTCTAGAACTTTTAAAAAACCTCATATCTTCTAAAATTGGACAAACTAAATCTTTTACGTCATCTATGATGTCTAGAGGATTTTCAAACAACAAAGTAGAGGTGGGTGTCAAAAAGCTGCGCGCAGTTAGCTGTTTTGGTAATGAAGATGTTGGTGGAAATATACCAAAATGCAGTCATCTTATGAACTCATCCACAGAAGGAAAGTTTTTCTGTGGAGCTTGTGGTTGCGGAGACAAGCCAGGTACTTGGTTACTTTCTAATGGAGAAAAATATTCTAAATTAGATTACCCAAAGCTTTCATGTCCCCTGAACATGCCAGGATTTACTAACTATATTCCTTTGAGTGTAGAAGGTAATGTTAATCATGATCCTAGAAAGGGACTCATAGAAAAGCTAACTCCAGAAGATTTGGAAAAAATTCATGTTTCTATTCCCGAAATAATGCCAAAGGATCAAGCAGATCAAAAAAGTTAATTAGTAGCTGTGCATAAATAAATTGATGGCACAGCCTAATTCACGACAATCTCTAATAGAATACGCCTATAGGCAACTCGGAGCACCAGTAGTTGAAATAAATGTAGACTACGAACAGGCTAGCGATAGGCTTGATGATGCCTTACAATTCTTCTCTGAACGTCATTTTGATGGCGTTGAAAGGGCGTTTTTCTCTTACCAGTTGACTGATACTGATTTGGCCAACAAGTATATCAATACTACGAATTTTGGTCCTATAGTCGGTTCTAATAGCAACAACCCAACTGGTTATGATATTCTTTCTATCATTAGAGTTTTTCCATTTGGATCTTTAAATTCAAATGAACTTTTTGATATTCGATATCAATTAGCATTAAATGACGTTTATGGAATCAATACAAATTTAGGATTTGTAAATTCTACTCCAATAGCAAATTTTGATTTAACTAAACGATATATTAGAATGATCGAAATGATGTTCGATCCAGAAAGAACTATTAGGTTTAACAAAGTCACCAATAAGCTTTATATCGAAACCGATTGGACGGTATTGAAAGCAGGAACTTATATTGCAGTAGAGGCGTATGTCAATTTGGATCCTGATTTATATCCAGAGATCTATAACGACAGAATGTTAAAACGATATTTTACTGCTTTAATAAAAAAGCAATGGGGACAGAACTTATCAAAATTTGACGGTATTTCTTTACCTGGCGGTGTTCAGATGAGAGGTGGAAGCATTTTAGCCGAAGCAGAAAAAGAAATAGCTATTTTAGAAGACCAGATAATATCTTCATACGAATTACCACCAGATATGATGACTGGATAATATGCCGACGAATCCTTATTTTAAATTTCAACCAACTGAGCAAAATGTAACAGAAGATATTGCCATCGAAATAATAAGAATGATGGGCAAAGAGCTTTGGTACATTCCAAGAGAGTTTGTAAATTTGGATAGGCTATTCGGTGAAGATCAATTAAACAGATTTACAAAGGCTTATCCTATAGAAATGTACATCGTTTCTTATTCTGGATTTGATGGTGGTGAAGCAATATCAAAATTTGGCATTGAAAATAAAGATAGAATGACCGTGGTATTAAGTAAGAAAAGATTTAATAAAGAAGTTACTACAAATGATATTTTGATAAACAGACCTAGAGAAGGAGATCTGATCTATTTTCCACTATCAAAAACTTTATTTGAAATTAACTTTGTCGAGCACGAATTGCCGTTCTATCAATTGGATAAGAACTATGTTTTTACTTTAACTTGTGAAACCTTCACCTACTCAGCAGAAAACTTCAATACTGGTAATGAAACTATTGACTCGGTTAATGACTTTAAGCAGAATATATACGATTTCTTAATAAATGCTCAGGCAACTGGGTTCAATGCAGCTTATAATTCCATTATTCGTGGTGGTAAATATTCCATTACTGGAACTATTGCTGGAACAACAGCATACTTTAGACTTCTTGATTATAGTCTATCAGGAAATACATTAACAACAGAATTTATGTCGTTGGATGGAATAACATTTACTTCATCTATTATAAGAAATGAAGTAAATGGATTGACATTCAGCGTCAACACAAAGAATGCTTCTGGAGACTATGCTATAGTCAATACCATCCTGGATGATGATGCTGGAGAAGTTCCTCCTATGGATTATCAAAGAGGATTTACTGGTTCTGGTAGTAAGTTTGACATGAATATCATAGATTTTACAGAAACTGATCCATTCTCAGAAGGGAATTATTAATGTTTAACACATTCAATAACCAATCTATAAGAAAACTTGTCGTTGCTTTTGGATCCTTATTTGACGAAATTTATGTGACCAGAAAAAACGACACTACAGATGTGGAAGAAAAGATAAAGGTCCCAATTACCTTTGCTTCTAAGGAAAAATTTCTTAGGAGATTAGAAACGAATTCTTCAATTTCAGATACCATCAAAACACAGATAAATTTACCATATCTAAGTTTTGATGTTTCTTCTATTGCATACGATTACAATAGAAAAAGAAATAAGCTAAAATTTGCATCTAATAATGTTGATGAAGATACAACTTATAAGACATTTTCAGAAACACCAGTACAAATAGGATTTACTTTATTTTTCTATACAAGAAGTTTAGACGAACTTTTTCAGATTATAGAACAAATAATGGCATATTTTAATCCAGAATTTAATCTAAGAATTAATTTTAACGATGTATTTCAAAATATAAATGTTCCTATCAGTTTTAGAGAAGTTAAATTTTTAGATGATTATGAAGGTGAATTTAAAAATAGAAGAGTTCTTATAGGAACAATATCTTTTGCGGCATCCAGCTATGTTTTTGGAGAAATAAAAACAGGTCTACCATCAGAAACTGCTATATTCAATATCACAGCTCTTGATGCTACAGATGATGATGCGACCCAGAGCATTTCTAGTGTAGTAATTAATCCCAATTATCTTTCTAACAATTATAATTTAACAGGTTCTGATTCTTCATTTATAACTAATTTTACATGGACTGTTACAAATCCAGCCGATAAATTTAATTATGTTCAAATATATCAACCAAAAGTCGATAAGGCAATTGCGACATTACAAGTATCATCTTCTACAACTTCATTGACACAAGCTGAAGTTGATACTTTAAGAGAACAAATATCAAATGCATTGAATCTTACTTATTACGACAATACATGTATAAATCCAGTATTGTATAGTTTTACTTCAAATAAACAAACATTTGTTATAAGGGTATCTAATGGAACTTATTTTGATCAAGTGGATAGCAAATTCCAGTTGATGCAGATTTGTGAGTAATCATGGAAAATTTAAATAATTTTTTTAATATTGAACCAGCAAAACAAAGTCAACTAGAAAAAATAGAAGGTGCTACTTGCGCTGATTTTTCTTATGCAAAGCAAAATTTAAAAGATATAATAGAGCAATCAAAAATTGCTTTGGAAGGAATAATGAGAGTTGCAATGGAAGGAGATTCCCCAAGAGCATATGAAGTAGTAACACAGATGCTTAAAACTATGTCAGAAATCAATAAAGATTATATTGATTTGGATAATATTAAAAAGGAATCTGAAAAACAAAATATTAAAACAACCAATAATAATTCATTTTTTATTGGATCCACAACAGATCTTCAAGATTTAATAAATCCTGAAAGAAGTAAGAAAAAAGCTCTTGAACATATAATTGATGTAGAGGCCGAAAATGACAAGAAAGTTTAAAGGATACTTAGGTAATCCAAACTTAAAAGAAGCTGGGATAAAAATAGACTATACCGAAGATCAAATTCGGGAATATCTTCGTTGTGCTAATGATCCAATCTATTTTATTAAAAAGTATGTAAAGGTAGTTTCTCTTGATAAAGGTCTTGTTCCTTTTAATCTTTACAATTATCAAGAAGATATGATCAGGAAGATGCATGATAATCGTTATATCATAGCCAAATTACCTCGTCAGTCTGGTAAGAGTACTACTATAGTTTCTTACATTTTGCATTATATCTTGTTTAATCAGAGCATGAGCGTTGGAATTTTGGCCAATAAGATGAACACTGCCAGAGAAATTTTGGGTAGATTGAAGTTAGCTTATGAGTATATTCCAACATGGCTTCAGCAGGGAATCATAGAATGGAACAAAACTTCTGTTCAGCTTGAAAACGGTTCGAAGGTAATGGCATCGGCTACTTCATCGTCAGCTATTCGTGGTGGTTCTTTTAATCTTATCTTCTTAGACGAATTTGCCCACGTTCCGCAAAATGTGGCAGAAGAATTCTTTAGCTCAGTTTATCCTACCATTACATCAGGTCAAACAACTAAAGTATTCATGGTATCAACTCCAAACGGATTAAATATGTTTTATTCTTTTTGGAGAGGGGCTACCAGAAAACCAGGTGAAGATGGAAAGAACGAATATGTACCGATAGAAGTTTCTTGGAGGCAAGTTCCCAAATATGCCGGGGGGCCATTAAGAGATGATGATTGGAAAAAAGAAGTAGTTGCCCAGACAAGCGAACAGCAATTTGAAAGTGAATTTGAATGCTCATTTCTTGGCTCTTCAAACACATTAATAAGCACAAGCAAATTAACCGTTCTGCAACACGAAAGACCACTTGAAAGTACACACAACGGTCTTAGAATATATGAGCACGCAAAACCAGATAATTGTTACTTTGCTGTTGTAGATACTTCAAGAGGGCAAGGAAAAGACTATACTGCCGTAGTTGTTGTAAACACAACAGAAAAGCCTTATAGAGTTGTTTCCACATATAGAAATAACGTCATATCACCTTTTGATTTTCCAACTGAACTTTACAATCTGGTCACTACTTATAATGATGCCCATGTTTTGATTGAAGTAAATGACATCGGAGGTCAAGTAGCAGATGCTATGCATGAAGAATTTGAATACGACAATATTATTCAAACAGTTTACATGGGTAGAGCTGGGCAAAAAGTATCTCTCGGTTTTGGTAATAAGTCAAAACAATTGGGTGTCAGAACAAGTTCAGCTGTTAAAAAATTAGGATGTGCTGTTCTTAAAACTTTAGTTGAACAGGATAAATTAATTTTAAATGATCAAAATATAATACAAGAACTTATGACTTTTGTGGCAAAACAACAGTCGTTTGTTGCTGATGATGGTTATACAGACGATTTGGTTATGTGTTTGGTTCTTTTTGGTTGGTTGACTCGTCAGGGCTATTTTGAAGAGATAATCGAATTACAAAAGAAAAAAGATATAAATAAACCAGAAGAGGAAGAGGAAAATACGACTTTTTTGATGGGACCCGAGATTTTAGAAGATGCTTTTAATGATGGACACGATATTTGGTTTACATAAGGATAAAAAATGCCACAAATTAACATAAACGAAAATTCATCCAACATCGTAACTACAATAGCTGGTCAGGCATCTACCCATCTTTCTGCGTTTTTGTGCGGAACTAGTCTTTTTAATCACATTATTTTTGGTGATACTCCTACTCCAACTTATAAGATTTACACAAACTCTCAAGATCTGCTTGGAGAATTTTCAAATTCTCAGCTTTTAGGTACAGTTGCTTTACAATCTGGTGATACTCTTTCAAACGGAACAACCTCTGATAGAGAATTACACTCTGCCCTAAATTATCTTGAATATGGCGGTCAAATTGTATTTGCCACAGGAGCAACCCAATTAAATGTAAACGAACTGGAATTAGACTCTGCTTTTTGTCAATCTACAAATAAATTTGCAGATATAACAAATCTACTTAGCTTAAGACAAGATTTGATTGGAATTTATGGTTCTAGCTTTGAGCGTAATAATGGATCTACTGGACTATATCCAACAACATTAACACCCTCTATTTTTGGAATTTCTCAAATTGCTGGTGTTTCTGGAATTACACTATATGACGATTTAATTTTTTCTGTAATAGGAAGAAAAGATAGAACAAGAATTTATGGTGGATCGACTAGTAATATTTCCATTCTAATGACTTCTGATGCTGCTGGCTGTATGGCAAGAACCGATGCTTCTTTCTTCCCCTGGTTTGCTCCAGCTGGGGTTGTTAGAGGTGAAGTAAATTCCTTCATATCTGTTACACCTAATTTCACAGATACTGATGTAACAAACTTCTTAACAAACGAAAAAATTAATTCCTTTAACAATCTCATAGGAAATGACGGCCTTTATCTTCTAGGAGATAGAACATACGAAGCAACTGATGATAACAAGAAGCAAGTTGGAATTTCCAGACTTCTTCTTTATATCAAGAGATCATTTAGACCTATCTTGGATTCAATTCTATTCGAACTAAACGATGCCGAAACCAGAGCAAAGTTTGTAACAGATTCCACTGCTGTAATGGAATTTATAAAATCTGGTAGAGGAATTTCTTCTTACAGTATTGTCTGTGATGGTTCAAATAACACAACTTCTACCATACAAGCTAGGCAGTTTGTTGTTGACTTAACACTCAAGCCAAACTTCTCCGTTAATGAAATCACATTTAGATTTACTATAAATCAAGCCTAATGGCAGTATCATTTAAACTAAAGTCGGTTGATACGCAAAAAGACATAGACATTGCAGTAATGCTCTATGATTCTAGTATATTTACATTTTTACGAATAACCGATAAAGTTTATAAAATTTCTAGTATTTCAGAGTTAACTGATTTAATTAAAAATGCAAATTATACTGCGCTTGGAGCGGGAGCAAATTTTCAAACTTTAGTTAGTTTATTAACAACATCTACTAATGCATCAAATAAAATTGCCAGAAAATTAGATTTTTATAATAATTTTTTACTGGATTTAGCCCACTATAATTTTAATATCGTTTTAATAAATTGTTCAACTACTCCAGAAACTTATCTTGCTGAAGCTTTTAGTAAATACGATATAAAAGCTATAGTATTCGATCCCCTAACTCCTACATTTTCAGCTCAGGTAAAAACTTTTTTTGAGGAAAAAAAAGTACCAATATGCTTTAATGCATTATCTGAAACGAATAATCCAGGAGGAGGTATAAACTCAGTATATGAAACCTCCTATACAGAAACAGGAAATATAGGTCACACTTTTAATTTTGATAATATGAAAAAAAGAACTTCAATTACAGGAAATTCTTTAAATTATATTACATTTACAGTTGGTGGAATAAAAAGAGTAAAAAGATTTTATGAACTTGATTTTAATCCAACTTTTGCTGTTCCGTTTGTAATTTTACCGATGTTATCTGATGGTGTTGGTTGTTTATCAAGAAGTTTATCCTCATATCCTTGGTTTACCCCAGCAGGATTTGAGCGTGGAAAAATGTTAAATCAAACATTTTCGACTGATCAAAGCGGAATTCCTCTTGAATTAGTAATACCAGAAACTCCCTCTAGTTTTACTTCCTCGACTAATACTGAAATTTCTACTAGTTATACAAAAAGAGTAAATTCTTTTTTAAAGATAACGGACGATACTGGAAACAAAAGCATATATCTTTTCAGTGATTTTTCTGGGGAACCATCAGACGATTTGCCAATAAAAACCTCAATAAGCTATGCAAGTCTATTAAATTACATAAATTTTGAGTCGTATGCAATATTGAGTAATGCTTTATTTGAAATAAATGATGAATTTTTAAGAGCAAATGTTAAAAATAGATTTGAAAGCGTTCTTCAACAAATAAAAGCAAACCAGGGCTTGGAAGAATATAGAGTTGTTTGTGATGCTTCTAACAATACAATAGATGACATAAACAATAGAAAATTAAATGTAGAAGTCTCTATTAAGCCATCACAAAGCATAAATTTTGTGGAGTTGTCCTTTACTACATAATATATGGCTTCAATTACAGATTTTATTTCAGCTTTCAAAGGCGGAACTAGAAAAAATAGATTTATTGTTACGGGTACATGGCCTTCCAATGTCACCAATAACATAACAACATATCACATAATTTCTGCTTCTCTTCCTTCTTCTGATTTGGGGGTTGTATCTGTCCCTCACAGAGGAAGATTTGCCAACTTTGCCGGAGATAGAACTTATGAACCCTGGGATATAACCGTATTGGATGATACCAATACTTCTCTATGGCATTCTTTTCAGGAATGGCAAAAACTTATAAACGAACATGTAAGTAATCTAAGAAGTACAAATATAACGGATAGTTTTGCTGATGCAAAGCGAAACTGGACTGTTAAACATTTAGATCATAATGGTAATGTTTTAAAAACAATGACTCTTGTTG